TGGTATCGGTAGAGGTGGTAAGATACTTTCTCGTGACTGTGACATAATTATTGCTGATGACATTGAGGACCACAGTTCTACTATGCAACCATCATCAAGAGAAAACACAAGAACATGGTGGACTACAACACTATCTAGTCGTAAAGAGGAACACACAGCTATGGTCGTTATCGGTTCAAGACAGCATTATGATGATTTGTATTCACATCTTTTAGAGAACCAAAGTTGGACTACAACTGTAGAAGAAGCACATGACACAGCTTGTAACTTGCCAGACTGGAATGAAGAAGAACACGTAGATTGTATGTTATGGACAGGCAAGAGAACTTACAAATGGTTGATGGATAGAAAACGAGCAGCAGAAACTACAGGTGGTAGAGCAATATACGAAATGGTATATCTTAATGTAGCTATGCCAGATGGACTTGCATTATTTGATAGAGAAGAGATAGAAGCATGTCGTGACCAAAAGCGTGATGTAGGACACATACCACATGGTACAAGACTGATTGCAGGATTAGACCCTGCATCTACAGGTTACCAAGCTGCATTTTTGTGGGCATATGATTCTGTAGCAAACAAACTACATATGGTAGATATGAATAACAATCTTGGTGGTGGTATTCCACAAGCATTAGAAATAATAAAAGAATGGTGGATGAAATATAGTTTGTCACACTGGGTTATAGAAGAGAATGGTTTTCAAAAAGCTATACGACAAGATAAAAGTATTAGAGAGTTTGCATCAGGTCATGGTATATTTTTAGAAGGACACGAAACATACAAGAATAAGTTCGACCCATTGTATGGAGTTACAGCTATGCGACCAATGTTTCAAGAACAAAATATTTCTTTGCCATATCTTAGCTTTGAAGCACAAGAGAAGGTAAACTTATATACAAGTCAGTTAGTGTACTTTAGTTCTGCTAAGAACAAGAGTAAGAGTGTAGGTACAAAGACTGACATAGTTATGGCTAGTTGGTTTCCAATGAGAGCCATAAGAAGAATGCAAAAAGAGAGATTTGCAGAGTTAGGTTATGATTATAACCCTAGCTTTTCTGGGTACGAACCTAGTAGTAAGGATGTAGATAATTGGAGTTAAATGCCTTTAAATAGCACACAGTTAGCAGAAAAAGTAGATTACCTTAGAGCAATCAATCAGGAGAACATGATTGATAGAGCCAGGATTCGTGACATTATGAATGGTGGTGAAGGTGCAGTAAAAGCACTGTTAGGTAACAATATGAAAGTTGAATATCATCAACTACCTGCACCTAATTTATTTTTGACAGCACTAGAAAGATTTGCACAAAAACTTGGTAGAAGTCCAGACTTAAAAGTAGATTTAATAAATGCTAAAGACTCTGAAAGAGCAAAAAAGAAATCAGAGAAACTGGAGAGAATAGTCACACAGTATGACAAATTTGGTAAGTTACATAAACAACTACCACAAGCTGCAAGATGGTTGCCAGGTTATGGTTTTATAGTTTGGACTATAGGACACAAAAGAGATAGAGATGGTAACCCATACCCATATGCAGAACTACAAGATTCATTTAACTGCTACCCAGGTAACTTTGGTAATGACCAACAACCTGATGAATTAGCAATTATTAGAAGAGTTCCACATGGTGTATTAGCAGCACAATATCCAGAAGCTAAACAATATATTTATTCACAAGATGGTAGCGAAGAACAAAGTGCATATTCAGTATTAATAGAAACTACAGAACGACAAGGTAGTTGGGCAAACTCTACAGGACAAGGCAAAGTAGTTGTTGAGTACAAAGACAACGAAGGCACATATGTGTTTTTACCAGAGAACAATAAGATTATTGATTTTATGCCAAACATATTGAGTTCTGGTCCATGTTTTGTTGTAGCTAAACGATTTAGCTTTGACCAAATGCAATCACAGTTCCAACACATAACTGGACTTATGGCAAATATGGCAAAGATAAACATACTTGGAACTATTGCTATGGAAGATGCAGTATTCACAGAAACAAATATTGTTGGTGAGATTGAATCAGGAAAATATAGAAAAGGCAGATTTGCTGTAAACTATTTAACACCTGGTTCGCAAGTGTCTAAGCCAGTCAACAATCTACCTTACCAACTATTTCAACAAGTAGATAGACTTGAACGACACTTGCGACTTGGTGCAGCATACCCTGTGTCTGATGATGGACAATCACCTAACGCATTTGTTACTGGTAGAGGATTAGAAGAACTAGGACAATCTGCATCACTGCATGTCAGAGAATATCAAGGCATACTAAAAGAAGCATTAGAAGAAATTGACTCTAAGAGATTAGAGTATGACGAGGTAATGTTTGGTAAAAAGCGTAAACCAATGGCAGGTATGCACAAGGGTACTGCGTTTAAAGAAACATACACACCAGATACAGATATTGCAGAAATGTATGACACAAGAAGAGTGTATGGTGTTATGGCAGGGTTTGATGAACCACAAAAAATTATTACAGGGTTGCAATTAAAACAACAGGGCATTATTGATACACAAACTTTACAAGAGAATATGGATGGATTAGATAACATTACTAAGATACAAAATCGTATTAACTCTGAAAAAGCAGAGAATGTATTGTTTGAATCATTGATGGCACAAGCTGCACAAGGTAATCCAAAAGCTACTATGGCAGCAGTCGAGATTAGAAAAAATCCACAAAAGATGTCTGACATATTAGATAAATTTTATACACCAGAAGGTGACGAACCTTCACCAGAGGAAGCTGCATTATTACAACAGCAACCACCACAACCACAAGGATTAGGATTAGGGCAATCACCAGTTGGTATAGAACAAGTATTAGGTGCTTTAGGACAACAACAACCACAACCAGAAGGTGTATAATGCCAGAAAATATCAACGCTAAATTTTTTGACATTATAAATCAAGAGGATTGGGACGAACCACAAGTAGATGACGACCCAGTAATCTACAGAGAACTTATTGCACAAGGAGATATACCACTTGGCAATATGATATTACCTACACCTATACCAGGAGTATGGATTAGTATTAGTTTAGGATTTGAGATAGAAGGACCAGACGATGCCTAGAGGAAGAAAACCAAGTAAATTAACACAAGCTACTGATATGAAACCAGATAGTGCTTACTATGATGTTTATGCACCACCAAGAGCAGAAGGTGACCCAACAGGACAAACAGGTGCAATAGAAGCACAAACTGCAGCAGTAGCACCAATAGACCAAGAAGCTGCATTGACAGCAGGTCCTGCAAATGTTGGACCTTTACCACAACCTATGAATCTTGCTGCACCTACAACTAAACAGTTTGAACCTAACACAGCAGGTATTCCTATAGGTCCTGGTAGTAATGGTCCTAGAGTTGTAGCAACAAATACCATACAAAACTTTCTTAGAGCAGCAAAAGAATTAACACAAGACCCAATATTTGATGAATTGTTAGCAGAGGATATAGTACCTGAACCTACTCTAGGAAAAGATGCTAACGACTACTATGGTATTTAATGAGAGATTACAGACAAATACTATTTGGTCCACCAGAACTAGATAGTTATTTAGCACAAAATACTGAAGCTAATTTAAAAGAATTAAATTACTTTAGAAATACAATGACACCAGATGTTGCAGAGAGAGCAGCTAACATATCACGAGCATATCCAAATATGGACAAGAAGTTGGTTATGTATGGTGCATTACTTGGTGTAGAACACGATTCAGATTTAGCATTACAACTTGCTTCTAGGCAAAACAATGTACAGATAAAAAAGAATCAACAAAACTTAGCAAAAGTAAGTAGAGGTAAAAGAGCATCACAATTAGGTATCTTGATGTTAGATTTAGGATTTCAACCTATATCAAGAAACTTTAAGTCATCTATTGTTGCTGCACAAGAATCAGGATTTAACAAAGCACAAGCAGTAGCTGCTAATACATTTATTGGTGGATTAACAGGTGTTGCTAGTTTTATACCAGGAGTAGATGGTGATAAAGCTGCAGATAGAGTGAGAACATCTTTGTTTGGCAAAAAATTTGCAGATGTATATAAAGATACAAAAGATGCTTATGGTCCAACAGAGTTTAACTTAGCATATGACCAAATACGACAAGGTAAACCACTTAACTTAGGTAAAGGTTATTTTCCTGCATCTACACCTATAGAAGATACACAGGGATATAAAGATTTAAAAAGACAAGGATTAGCTGATGCTGACGCATATAGAGAAGCAGAAGAAATTTATGGTGTACCAATTACACAAAGATATGAAGAATTAGAAAATCAATTTAAAACAGAAACAAGAAAAGCAGGTCAGGTAGATATATCACCTGGTCGTATTGTTGCAGGACAATTCTTTACAAAAGATGACTTAGGTTACGCTTTAGGTTCTGCTGTTATTGATGGTGCATTCAGAGTGTTTGGTGACCCTACTAATGCAGCATTAGGTTATTTGTCAGGTGCAAAACTAGGATTAAGAAGTTTAGTAGATGAACCTATGCAACAAGCATTTAAAACTGTAAAGGTTGGAGATGATGTAAAGAATGTACCTCTAATTAATCAGTTTATTAAAACAATTAAAGGTGGAACTATAGAAGTATCTCCTGGTGTAACAAGAGAGATTACAAGAAAAGAAGCTAGAAAACTTATGTTTGGTAGAACTGCGTCACAAACATTAGATACTAAGCGTGGTGATAAATTACTTGATGCTTTTGTAGCTAACAACGATTTATCAACATTAATGGATATGCCAGGTATTAATAAATTACCTGTTGAATTATTAAGACTATTAACAGCTATAGATGACAAAAATACTATGAAGACTGTATTGACATCACTTATGCAAGGTGGAAATTTAGCAGGTGTGGATGCAGTTATGGCATTGAAGTATGGTGTAACTGATGATTTAGTACAAGCTATTACTGTAGGTAAAGAGTTAAGTTTACCTATACAACCAAATCTTATTGGTGAAGCATCTAACATGATTGCAAAAAAATTATTAGGCAAAGATACTGATGTTAATGTTGCTAGAAACTTACTAAAACAAGCTAATAGAGTAAAAGCTGTATTTAATCCAAATGCTGCAGATGATTTGTTTACAGGAATAATTGGTGTAGGTGGAGATTTGCGTAGAACAATACCTAGAAGAATGAGTAGGTTTTTTGACTTAGCACCTGGTCGTGTACTAACTAATAGAAATGTTGGAGAAAGTGCAAGAAACTTAGATGGCATTATGAAAGCTGCACGATTTAGTAGAGAAGCTAGAAATAAATATCTGGACCAAATATTAGATACTGACAATCAAACAGATATGTTAGAAACTGTACGACAAGTCTATGCAGATATTACAGAAAAAATTGTAGAGAGAAATCCAGACTTAGAAGATTTTAGAGATGAGATAGCTGAAACTATGGATTTCTTAGCTAATGAATCAGATTTAAAAAGATACCTTACAACTGAAGAGTCAGGTAAACAATTAGCATACCCTGGTGTAAAGTTTAAAGTCAGAACAAAAACTAAAAACAAATATGGTAAAGAAGAAGTAGTATTTGAAGCTACACCTACTGCACAAATGATTTCTGAATATGTAGATAATTACATACCACTTATTGATTATGCAGAGTTAGAAAGATTTTTTCCTATATGGAGAAGTGTTGCAGGTACAAAGAAGTCAGCTAAAAGACAATACATAGAACAATCCACAGAACAAATTACAGAAAAGTTAATGAAACGAATGGGTCTAAAAAGAAAATTAAAACCAGACCCAAGGACTGGTAGATTAACACCAGGTGGACAAACTACATTAGGTATGTTGTATGAAGACTACTTATTGCAAAGAGTATTAAAACCATCATGGATGTTACGACCTGCATTAATTACAAGGGTTATACCAGAAGAAGCATTACGAGTTATATTTAGTGGTTCAAGAATAGGACTTAATCATCCATTGCAATATTACGCAGTTAAGATGGCAGGTGGAACTACATTGGAAATGCAGAATGTTTATGGTGATGTATTGTGGGGGACACGCATTAAGAAGAGTGAGATGCCATTAGTAAAAGAATTACTTGGACCAGAGTTTGTAAAAGCAGCATCTATAGAATATCCACAAATAGAAGGATTACTAAAACATCTTAAAATAGGTATTAATGAATATGGTATGGCATCTGATGATTATGTTGCTTGGGTAGTAGGTGGTAATGATGGTAGAGATTATATATTTAGAGAATTAAACATAGACACAATAAAGCCATTAAAAGTATCATCTGCGTTATTAAAAGAATCTACAACAGATGGTGACAGCATTGCAAGAGCTATAGCTAAAAATTACCAAGGTGGTTCTATAGATATGAAAACTGGAACACTAAATCCACCAATGTTCGGTTCTGTAAGTCCATACAAAAACTTAGGTGTAGATTTTGACTTAAATCAATTAGCAGAAGCATTAGGTAAAAATGTTACTGATGACTTAGAAGAATTATTAGAACCTTTAGTAAAGAACTTTTTACTAGAAGACCCACAAGCACCAATGAGGCAAAAGTATTTACGCAAAGAAAACCATGTTATTGGATGGTGGTTAGATGAAACAGACAATAGATTGTATTTAGATGTATCTGTGTATCTTAATCCATTAGAAGAAGTGACACCTAAGAACATAGAAGTAGCACTTACTGGTTTGTCTATGTTAGGTATAAAAGGTAAACAGCTTAGTGCATACATACCAGATGATACTGTAGGTAGCGTATTTCTTGCTAACTTGCTAGATTCTGATGATTTAAAAATGTGGAAAAAAGCAATAGACACAGATGATAATTTATTGTGGTTTGTTAATAAGAATGCACCTAATAAACAAAAACTTAGAGATGCTGCTACACAAGATTTAGTTGTTAGACAGGCAGTTATGGAAGCACTGTTTGATACTAACTTTGATGTTGCAAAAGTAATTAAAAGAAAAAAAAGAGGTATTGCTAATGTAGCACCAGATGGTACTTGGATGCCATTACAAGAATCATATCTACAAGCTATGTCAAGAAAATCATTAAATCACTTCTTTGAACCTGTAAAAGTAAATCCTTTAGAAGGTGTTTACACAGGATATGACAAGATTGTTAATGGTGCTGTGCA